GCTTGCGCTTGCTTTGCTCTTTTATCTTGCGCACTTTTACTAAACACGTTTTTAACAATATCAGTTGCTTTATCTAGTAGTGTAGGCGCACTTTCAAATTCTGCCTCTGTAATCTTTTCGGTCGGACCAACACTTACATCAACTTTTTTACGCTTGCGCATTGATAAAAGTAAAATTGCTGCGCCGGCAATAAGTATTAGGGGTAATGCTTTTTTCATTTTTTTGTTTGTTTAATTATGTAACCAGTTGCCCAAACAGCTGCAACACCAATGGTAAGATATTTTGCAAAATTTGCAAATTTTCCAAAACCAGTAAATAACTTATCTATTGGTGTTTGCGCTGCCTCTTGTTCTTCTTTTTCTTCTTGTTTTACTGTTTTAACTCCAGCCTCTTTTAATCCCTTTGCACCAACCGATATATCTTGTACTTTAATGGCATAATATTCTTTATCCTTTCCAAAAAAAGTAAGATAATCATCTTTTCTTGGCGCATATTTTACACCATAACTACTCGTATAAGCTGGACCACTTGTAATAAATGTATCAACTACAAATTGATAACCTACCGGTAGCATATTGCTAACCGGCTTTGCCCTATCCCCTAAATTATTTATATCAAATACTCGGTAAAAAGGTGCTTGCTTATTTAACCTTATTGTTTTACCAACTAATTGACTGGCTCTAACTTGCGGCATATTATTTTCTTAACATTGATAGTAAAAAATCAATTTGCTTTTGATCCATAGATGCCAACTTAGCCAAGTCATCGGGCGTTACTCCTTTGCTAAGTAACGTATCGACAATTTGTGTTACATCATCTTTTGAATGTGTGCCGGCAAGTTGTTGTACTTGCGGCTTGTTAAACATACCCAACATAGATAAAACTGCTGAAGTTACTGGGCTGGTCATAATTCCGTGTATTTGATTAACCATTCTTTCCATCTTTTCTTGTCCGGCAAGTATTCCATCATCTTCGGGTTCAGCAATCTCATCTTCATCTTCTTTTAACTCTGCCATCCGTTCTGCACGCTGCGCCCTCAATTCACTTAATATCTCGTTTAATGCTTGATTTTGTCCATACTGCTGCATACCATAAGAACCAACCATTGGCATATTTTCCGGCTTAGGATTAGGCGTAAACACTTTTGAGTAAACCGGTACAAATTCCTTTTTTACCATATTACCCAATAACAAAACGTAATTTTCGCAATCATCACTTTGCTTGCTGGCTAGTTCATCGGTAAGCTTTCTAAGTCCGGTATCTTTATCAGTACCATAGTAAATAGCATCACGATTTTTACTTCCACTTACGGCAAAGCGATGTATCTCCCAAGCGGGTTCATCTTGCTCGTTATAGTAGTTTAATACTTCTTGCGAAGTACGGAATTGCGCTTTTGCAGCCATAGCTTAAATATAATAAACACCAAAGTTAAGAGAGATGTCTGTTGTGTTTGCGGGCGCACTTGCCATTTGCACATAGCTTTTATCCCAAGTTACTTTGGGACCACCTTGAAATTCAAATAAAGCACGATTAAACGGCGTAGTTGCACCGGTAGTTGCTTGAATGCGAACCAATGAAATCAGCGGAATACGATACAAATCTTGCCTTTCGTTTGCATAAAGAACTAAAAAGCTTTTTTGCAAAATAGCGGCGGTAGTATTTGCAACATTGTTAGGCGATACGCTTAATGTATCAACTCCATAAGTTTCCATTGCTAATAGCGCAGTATAGCGAAGTTTTGGCAAATCAGGGAAGTTAAACAACGTACCTGAGTTACCAGTTACGGCTACACCGGGAATTGCGATTGAAACGAACTCAAATTTTGCGGCTTTGAATGCCATTGTCTTAAATTTTACTTTTTTTAATAAGGGCAGCGGCGTGTGCCGCCGCCCTTTATTTACCTATTGAAAACCCCCAAAACGATTAACGCACCGGCGTTACGTTCTGCGCCAAATGCCCTCTACAAATTACAATCGCACGGCTATTTGTTTCGATAGCTTGCATTGCGGTTTTAAGTTGTACTTGCAGAACATTTTGCTTAGAACCAACCAATACCCATCCGGGTTCAACTGGTGCAAAACCAGCTTCGGTGCCATCATTTTGCGCACGGAAAGTAGGTCCAGTTGTTGCGTAGTAAGCATTGGTGGCAGATTGTTGCTGAGGTACATAGTAATGTCTGTAAACATCCCAAGCTGGTACAATCTGTCTGTTATTCACGGTTAAACTCAGCGTTGAATTATACCAGTTGAACAAGCTTGTAGCGGTGTTAGCACCGCTAAAAATGGTCAAATCGGGATAAGTGTTAAGCTGATAGTTTGATGCCGATGAAGAACTTGGAACGGCAAAGAAGATTCCAATTTGGCTAACATAGAACGCATCTTGTAATGCCAACCGATTTTCGGTGTTAAAGGCAGCGGCGTTGTTAGCGGTGGTATCATTTTGCAGCACCGGAAACGTGAACAGCGTATTAGATGTAGAAAGCGATACTTCCAAGCGCAGATAGCTTTGAGAAAGTACGGCTTGACCAAGCGAAAAACCGGCACGCTGAATACCTTCTTTCGCTTTTTCAAATGCAAGGCGTGAGCCAACGGCAGATGCCATAATTGTAGTTGTTCAGTTCGTATCGCCCTGTCCCCGGCTTTAGTTAATAAATGTAGGTGTAAGCAGATGCCAGGCAATTAGTCCTCGTCATCATACATATCGCCAGCAATAACACTAAGGCTATCGCCCGCCATAACATCATCAGCACCGGCAATCACGCTAATGTTATCAGGGATCTCGCCAACAGACATTGGGAAGTCCATAACATCATCAGCAGCACCAAGCTGAGGTACAAGTTGTCCGATAAGACCAGCACCACCGGCTGCAATCATTCCGTTACCGATAGCTTTACCGGTATCGCCCTTAACAAGGCGTGGGAACAACAATCCAATTGCAAGTACGGCAGCATTTTTAATGCGGTCATCACCGATAGGCAACATTTGTGCAACTTTCTTTCCGATAACTGCACCGGCAACAATTCCAAGCGTTTGCCCAACTGCTTGCTTGCCGATAGCACCCATCCGGCGGCTACTTTTGCGGCGGCGGGTACTCTTTCTTTTTCTAGCCATTTTTTTTTATTTATTCTTAGTTTATACGTTCAATTTACCATAACAACTGGTCGGCGAACCAACCCGGTGTATTTCTTATTTTCCTATCTTTTTTGTGCCGCATCTTGTATAACTTTCGCCTCTTTTCTGCCATTTCTCTACCATACAATTTGCGGTAACTGGCGTAATCTAGGTAACCCTTTGCACCAACACTTGTTATATAGTTTCCTTGTCTATCATACACATCAACTTTTTTACCCTTTCTTTTGCTCGGTCTTACGATAACATTTATTCGCCTCGCCCTTGCTTTTGTATAAGGTAATATTTTATACACTATATTTTTATTTTTCCGGGGTTTTCTTTTATTCTTTGAATAGCATTCCAAGTATCTTGCAAATTGTAAGATTGAAAAACTATTCCACCACCATATTGTTTATTACTAAACTTCCTACCACCAATTTTTTTTGCTTTTTTCAAAGCATACTCATATTTTTTATTGTATGGTATTGTAATTCTTTCCTCATCGTTTAATAGTTCTAAAAAATGAACTACATAACGCGGGTTTCCATTTACATCATTATTTATCCTTGTAAATTTTTGCCCTACATCGCCAATACCACTTACAACCCGGATATTTACGTTATGGCTTTTAGTGTGTGTACCAGTTAGCTTACCGGGTTTATCGGTTCGGTTTTTACGATACTCGTAATAAAATTCTCTTTGTGCATACACACTTGCCTTACGCTTACCCGGTGCTTTTGCTTTTCTTGCTTTATCTCTTGACTTATCGCTTGTACCGGTTTGGCGGCTAGTTGCACCCAATTTTTTAACCTTACGCTGCTTTGAATAGCTTATTGCAAATGCTTGCTTAACCGCCTCTGCTTGTGTTAGCTTTGGGTTTTTCTTTCTTAGTTTGGCAGCCTCTTTTACAACTGCCTTGAACTTTGCTCTTGCTGCTCGTTGTTTTGCGGTCATTTTTTAGTAATTAAGTATGCTACCACTACACCCCCAATCAGTAATGGCAAAAATTTGGGTATTTGAGTTGTTGTAACTGGTCCTTTTGTACTAGGTGCGCTATCTTCAACATCACTTGCTAGTTCTAAGTTTTGCGCCTCTTTTGCGGCTTTGGGTTCTAGTGCTTTCTTTGCCAGTTCTTGCGCTTTTTGATTGGCTGCATCTTTTGCTATTTGTACCAGTTCTGCCGGGTCAATTCCAATATCTTTAAGTACGTTAGCAACTTTAACAAGTAAAGGTGCAGCGGCAGTTGCCGTAACGGCCACTGGTTCTGCGCCAATAATTGTATCATCGCCAAAAATTCTTTTTTTCTTGCTACCGGTTTCCCAAGCTTTTTTGAGTGCATCTAATACACCGCCGGTACTTTCCCAAAATGTGCGCACTTTTGTAGGTGCTTTAACCCAAGCGGCTGAAAGTTTATTGCCAAGACCGGCAAAGTTTAATTTTACTAATAATAAGAAAGCATTGCGAACTGGTGCGGCAGCTACTTTAAGTACCACTTTAGTTCCTTTTTGTAATTGCTGACCAAATGTTTTACCGGCAGCTTTGCGGGCGGCTTGTAGTTCACTCTTAGCCGCTTTTTTCTGCGCAGTAGTCGCAGCCGCTTTCTTTGCTGCCTTTGCTTGTTTTATTGTTGCTTGTCCAACTCCACTTATTGAGTATAAAGCCATTTGTCTATCTGTTTTATATGTGTATGGTTTGCGGTAATCAAATTTGCTGATAACCGGGTCAATCCATATCTCGTTAGGCGTTCCGGGATCTATAACCACAAAAACGTGTTGCGGTATTTTATCACTTTTATACGATACAAAGCGATAAGCAAAAGGTATGCGCAAATTTTGCAAAATACCTCCCGCAAAGCTTGAGTAATGTTTACAATCGCCGTGTCCAGTTGCTAGGATGGATGCGGGCGATTTAACACTTTGCGAATTGCCGCTTTCAATTCGATATACAACATTTTGCCTTAAAAAATCGTATATCTTTTTTGCAACGGCACGTTTATTTGGTCCAGTAAAAAAAGAACTAATTTTTGAATATTCCGGCGCATACGTTTTATGTGCCTTAATAATCGCCTCTATAATATCGCCGGTGCTTTGGTCCTCAACAATAACCTTTGTTTGGTTCTTAAAAGGACTTAGCCGACCCATTAACGTGCTAGGGTTCATTAAATGGTTCTAGTTTCGTTAATTGGATATGTTACTCCATCAATGTTCGCCGTGCCGGTAAAATTTGTACTTATTTTTTGTTGCTTTTGTTTGAACAAATTAAATAAGAATTGACCAACACCGGTTGCTGATGGTCTTGCGCTAAGTTTAATAACACTTTCGCTATTTGGCTGAATTATTTGTTCGCCAAATGCGCTAAGATTGGCAATGTATTGCCCATTGGCACTTATTTCGCCCGATATACTTCTTACAACTGCTCTTTGATTGGTAGGGTTTTGAATTGCAAGGTCTATGCCGATTGTCGGTGTTGTAATACCGCCGCCGACACGAACACCCCTAAGTAAAAAAGATATTTTCCGGCTTAACTGATAACGGCTGAGAAAGTACAATGCAGCCGCACCGCCAATTAGTAAATATACATTTCGCATCACGCTATACCGGCGTTTTGCGCTTGTTATGGTCTTTTGTCTTATTGAAAGTACGAAAAACTTACTTAACGCTACTAATTATGTTTTCCACAATTTTAGGTATGCTAAATTTTCGCACCCATCTGTGCATCTATGTAGAGATGCACACGAATGGGTGCGAATATACATAATTTTTAGCAAAAAATGTGAATATCTGCCAAAATTTTATCCACAAATCAAATATTCATCTGCTTACACCTACATTTATTCCATTTGTAGAGTACCGGGCATAAAAAAACCCCAGCCGTAGAAACGACCGGGGGTTTACTTAACCAACCTGCTTATGAGAACACTAAATTAACTGATTTTCGCCAAAATCGCTTTTAAGCCACTTCCGGGCCTCAAATTTGCCCGATTTTTGCTCATAAAGGTTCATATACCAACCGCCGGACTTAGCCGCAAAATCGGCAAATGTTGCCAAATTGGTAATATTCCGGTATTTCCGTGGTCGGCGGTCCGACTTAGGACCAAAAAAAATAGTTGCCGAATAGCTTATTTTGTTCATTTTAGGTTATATTTGTGATGTAAGCAGATGACTGGCGGCTTGTCCGTAGGTCTTTTGTCCGGGCCGGTAGAGTTCACACTCCCGGCCCATTTTTTTTACCTAGAACGGCAAATCATCAATACTTTCCGTGTTAGCCGTTCCAGTTTGTACCGGTAAGATACTTTGGTGCGCAGCCGTTGTGATGGGTTCGGTTTTGCTTTCATTCAAAAGTAAGCGCAAATACTGCATTCCACTTTTGCTCTTGTTAATCCATCCCGAAATGCGGTATTCCTTAGCATCCACGATCATAGTGCCGGTGTAATCGGGTTGCACTTCTTTGGTCTTGTTGTTCTTGAACAAAGACCCGGAATTGTTTTTTTGATTATTCATAAAATTGTTGTTCGGAATCCGCCGTCCCCCGGTTAAGATTTTTTAGTTTTTTTAAAAGTTTCTTGTACTGGTTCAGCATAAGGAATCTGCTGCCATCTTCCGTTAAAGTTCATTAACGCAATAGGGTCAAAATCATCACTACTTCGCAAATACTTTGCTTTTAAGATAAATTGATTTGTCTGCTTATTCTTTTCAATTAATAATGTGCTTTGTGCATAGCGGTCGGTTGCGCTGCCTAGATGGCCAAGCGTTTCGCCAGTTCCTTTCGATAGGTGCAGCACACCTATCATTAAAATGTTATATTGCTTTGTAATTCTTTTGAACCAGCCGGTAAGTAGTTTACTTTCTACTTCATCATTGATATTTAAGCAAAGGTCCAAAAGTCCATCAACACAAATAACGGCGCATTCCGGGTTTTGCTGCAAGTACGTTTCAATCATTGCTTTTATTTCGCCCGGTCCATCTTCTCGAAAATTGTAAGCATCAAATCTTTGCGGTAAGTTGTTTACCATTGCAAAGCTTTTAATTCGTTCAATACCCCGGTAAAAATCGTAAGGACTGCTTTCCGTATCAAAATAAGCAATCTTTTTGCGACTGGCTGGTAAGGCTAATTTTAAGCCGAATATATCTTGAAAGTCCGGAATGATAGCCGATGCCAGTATAGCACTTGCATAAGTGCTTTTAGATGCTTTGGGTAAGCCGGATAATACAACGTAATTAGATAACGTACCAATGACCTTACCTTGAATAAGAAAAACAACTTCCTCATTCTTTGGTAAGGTCAAAGGGTCGTATCTTCGGACCTTTAATAAGTCCGAATAGCTAGTAAGGTCTTTTGCCATTTGTACGCTTAATTGCTTTCTATTGCGGGCGTATCGGGTTTAATTGCATCCAGTTTTTGAATAAGTAATTCAGCCGCCGTAATTGCAGTTTCAAAAGGGTTTATATCTATATCTTCGGCTCGGTGCAAATAATAAGGCATAAGCGTTAAAGCAAAATATTCTAGCTTACTAAGTCCGGGTACTGGTGCAAATACCCTACCGAAATTGTCTTGTGCAATTTGTGGGGGGAATGCTGGTAAAAATTTACTGCTGCTCATTTTGTTGGTTTTTAAGGTTTATCAATTCTCTTTCTGCATTTTGTAAATAGTCAATGCGGCGTACCAATGATTCTAAGAATAGTTCAATAACATCAACATCTTCGAACATTGTTGCCAGTCCATCAACTAATCGTTCGTGCGGTCCTTTAATGCTTTCTTGCATTCGGCCGGTGCTGAAAATTCGAAAAGAAAATTCAGCGGTCATTGTCTCAACTTGTCTTTTGTCCATTGTAAAAGGGTTTTAAGATAAAAAAATAAATGAATAAAAAAATAAACGAATAAAAAAATAGGTATGCAAACAAATAAAAAGTAAAGCAATTCAAATATGAATTTTACTACTTTCATTTATTTGCTAGTAAATTTTTAATTGTGCGCTGATGAACATCGATGCTATCGTCTAGCATTTTGCGGGTTTCCCACTCTAAATTAAAAGGAATAAGCGATTGGTCCAGTTCGATTCGTGTACCATCACGAAAGGTAACTTCAATCTTTACATCAACATTGTATAAATGTTTGCGAACAAATTGCAGCGTAATTACTTTGCAATGTAGCTGCTTTACGTGAGATTCTAAATCTACATACATACGGCTTGAATTTAGGTTGTTAGTAAATCTTTTGTCTATATAAAAGTATTGTAAAATAATTGAAATAAAAAAACCCCACTATGTAATGGGGTTCAGCGGACCATATAAAATACTGAAAATCAGCTTAAAAAAAGTTCCTTTTCTAGCTTTCTGCGGCGTACTAGACCTGGCAATTTAACACCCTTTGCAAATACCCATCGGTCAAATTCTCTTGCAACAATACGTTTGTCGGTTCTATTATTAAGCAATCTTAGCATTGTGCTTTGTGCAAATGCGGTAGGTCCTACATTGTAAACAAAGCTAGTTAGCGCATCTAATTGCCGTACGTTGATTGGTACTTTAACTTGCTTTTTTACGCTTTCACGCATTTTAGCGGTATCCACACGTAACCAGCGAAGTGCAGTTGCTTTATCTATTTTATCGCCAAGCTTTATACGTTTACCAGTATCGGGGTTTCTAATCGTTCCGTAACCGATCGTGGGAATGCCGGCGGGGTCTAGATATGCATCTAGTTTCTCGCCCTCAAATTCTTTAATAATTGCCTCTGCTTTCACTCTATTAGATAATAAAAGTAACAACGCTAATGCGCCAATAACAATATATTGCTTAGGTTTCAAAGTCCGGTTTTATCAAAATCTTTTGCAGTAGTAAGACCAAGACCGCTTAAAATAGCTGCTATGCCCTCGGCTGGTTGTCCTTTAACAATCATTGCTACACCGGATAAAATAGCACTTAAACCAAATAAGGTCGTTTTCCAGTTTTTAGGTTTTTTTAATTTCATTTTCTTTTTGTTTTATATAGTTATACCCATTGTAAAGAATAGTGGCTATACCTAGGCCGACAAGTGTTGCCCGGTCCGTTTTACTAAGCTTGCTTTTACCGGCAGCATAGATCATAAATGGACCGATAAAAAAGACATCGGCTAATCTAACGGACTGCGGTTTCATCTTTTAAGAATTTAGCCACTAGCAAATTAACGCTACTTTCTAACCGGGTAAGGCGTTCGATAACATCTTTATGGTCGCTGAATCTATCTTCTACGACCTTAATGCGATGATTAAGTACACCATAAACCGAACCAGCGGTAAAAATGATACTAATTATTATCAATAGTGTTTGTTGCTCTATCATTTTGCTCTTGTGCTACTTCAGCAATTTTAATGTTCAATTCTCTTAATTTACTTTGCAAATACTCAATATTTGCAAGTAAGTCGTAAGCAGTAGATTTAAGGTCTTTTAAGTCCATTGTATTAAGATATTAAGGTTAAATTTAATTGCTCACAAATATATTGATAAGCGGCTAAATTCACATCACTAGATTGCCCCCAAATTAAATAGGCATCTCCGGATATAGTGGTATTGCCTTGTGTTAATAGTTGCTTATTTTCTGCGCCCTCGCTATCAATAGTAACGTTGCTAATTTGCCAAATTAATTGAGCATAGTCGCTAAGATTATCTCTTACGATACTAGCGTCAATAAAATTACCCTCGCTTGCTTGTCCGTTAGTCCATATTTGGACTGGTTGTATTGAATAACCCATTTTTATTATTTATGGAATTATAGTAATATAAAATCCCGGTACACTGCTATTAGTACTGTTCAAAAATACTTGCGCTCCTGTATCATCATAACAATATAACCAAACACTATTTGGTGGCGAAGCTACTTGCACCAAAAATAAAACTCTTGAAGGGGGGAAATTCGTTGCCGGTGAGGCGAATGTTGTCGAATTTGAATTTAAACTCGTACTACTTACAAAAATACCTCCAGCGCTAATACTAAATGTTGGTGTAAATCCAGATATAGTTTGTATTGCTGTTGCTGTAATAACACCACCATTTGTAGATACTCTGTATATTGCTGTCGGTGTACCAGCGCTAACAGTACCCCAGCTTGTCGTAGTTCCGTTTGTCGTTAAATACTTACCACTTTGCCCAGTTTGGCTAGGTATAGCAAGATTTGCAATGTTCTGCGCAGTTGCTTTTACAGTATTTCCGCTTTGCACAATAGGCGCTACCTCTGTTCCAGTTAAAGTAGCTGCATTGGTTAAATTACTAATTTTTGTATTTGGCATTTTATCTAAATTTTATTTTATCCTAAAAGTAAAAAGTCGCCACTTTCTAAAAGCAAAGCGCTGCCATCTTCCATAAGTAGCATATCTTGTAATGTTACTAAAGCAAGTTGATAAGCTACGCCATTTATTTCTGTTTCTACATAATCGCTTTCATCAAAAGCGACAGCTTGATTAACTACACTCCCCAGTTTCCACGTTCTTGCAGTTCCGCCAGTAGGTGCGCCAGTTTTTATACTGCCAGTTAACACACCGTCGCCAGTTACTTGTAACTTTTCGCCGGTATTTATTGTACTACCTAGCAGCAAATTTGCGGCCATATAGTTAATGTCGCTTGCGCCCTCTTGATAGATACCCCAGCGATTGGTATAAGTTATTGTACCAGCGTTTGCAGTTTGGTCGTTAATTAGTAATGCGTAATTAGTTGTTACATTTATTGCAGTACCGGAATTTGTAGGGAATAAAACCCTCATACCGGCTAAATGTGTAATTGTACCAATCGCTGAACCATTAAATGCCCATCCGCTTGTAAGATTGCTAAAAGCGCGAATTGTACCAGCTTGACTAATTGTAAATGTGCCAGCACTTGTAAAATTAACACCATTGAATAAATCAACTCCGGACCTTGAACCAGCCGGCAAAGTTGCACTACCGGCAATATTCAAATTTAAGGTTGCACCTAAAGTTGCTACCGCATTAGGACTACTAATTGTAGTACCATTAGGCAAGTTTAATGTAAAATCAAAATAATTTGCCCTAGCTAGACCCGATACATAGTTTTGAATAGAAGTAAAAATACTTTTATTTGTTGCTGCATCAATTTGTATGGCGTTATTTGCTAGAGCAATATTGTGTAACTCAAAATAATTACTACCGCCGTTATATTGGTCACCAAGCCGCCAAACATTTGTACCGGTACGCTGAAACGCCATTAAGGAATTTGCCGTTGCACCGGTAGCATTGATATGCTGCATTATACCGGTCCCGTGTATATCTAATCTAACGCCCGGTATACTTGTTCCAATACCAAGCCGAATATTTGTGTTATCCCAATAAAGATTAGAACTACTGCCAATAGCTTGCGAACTGGTAAAATAGGCAACTTGTGTTGCCGTACCAGTACCGGTAATTGTACTAGATCCCGGACCGCCTATCAAATCCCACGTTGTGCCGGTATCTCGGTATATCTCAAAAGTATCTGTACTAACGAACAAGCGACCGATTTGTCCAGCGGCGGGGCGATTAGCAAACGTATTGCTATTGATAGATGGACTGCCAAGCTGGTTTAATATGTTAAAATCAACAAACATTAAATATAACGCTTAAAGATGATTGTTAAGCTATTTGTACCAGCACCGTTAAAATTAAAATAATATATCTTAACATTAACCTCGTTCTCGTTGCCAGTAATATTTAGCGATTGATTAGGCGTAAGCACTAACCCATCAATATTTACATTGCTAGTTCCAGTATTTACAAAGATTACACTATTGCAATTCGTATCAGTTGAACTGCTTTGCGTAAAAATCTTTGTTTCTGTTATATATTGTCTGCAACTCATTTGCAATTATTTATATCTTTTTTATACAAATCTTTGAATGTAGTTAAATCGGGCGTAAATGTTGTGTTATCTATTGCATCGGCAACCATTGTTCTTGCGGTACTGGCTGCCTCTGTAACTTGTGTTGGCAATAGCGGCTTACCTTGCTTTTTTTTACGCATCCAATAATA